GATGTGTATAAGAGACAGGCCCCCCACGGCTCATCCGACGCCGACCCCAGCCCTGACCTGGTCTACGGCCCCGACGACCGTCCCGCGCCTCCCGTGGCCTTTGTCGCCGCCCTGCAGCACCTGCTGGCCATCCTGGTTCCCATCGTCACCCCCGGCCTGCTGATCTGCCAGGCCCTGGGCGTGAGCACCCGCGACACCACCCTGATCGTGTCCATGTCGCTGGTCATCTCCGGCATCGCCACCTACGTCCAGTGCAAGCGCTTCGGCCCCCTGGGCGCCGGACTGCTGATCGTGCAGGGCACCAGCTTCAACTTCGTCGGCCCGCTGATCGCTGGCGGCTCGGTCATGGTCAAGCAAGGCACCCCGGTCGAAGCCGTCATGGCCGCCATCTTCGGCGTGGTCATCGCCGGCTCCTTCGTCGAAATGGGCATCAGCCGCATCCTGCCCTTCGTCAAGCGCCTGATCACCCCGCTGGTCACCGGCATCGTCGTGCTGCTCATCGGCCTGACGCTGATCAAGGTCGGCCTCATCAGCATGGGCGGCGGCTACAGCGCCATGGGCAACGGCACCTTTGCCAGCGCCGAGAACCTGACGCTGTCCGGCCTGGTCCTGGGCACCATCATCCTGCTGAACCGCGTGCCGGTCGTGTGGGTGCGCAGCACCGCCCTGGTGCTGGCGCTGGCCGTCGGCTACATCGCCGCCGCCTACATGGGCCGCCTGGACTTCACCGGCGCCCGCGAAGCCGCCCTGTTCCAGATCCCCACCCCGCTGCACTTCGGCCTGGGTTTCTCGTGGGCGCTGTTCGTGCCCATGCTGATCATCTACCTGGTCACGTCCCTGGAAGCCATCGGCGACGTCACAGCCACCAGCAAGGTCTCCAAGCAGCCCGTCGAAGGCCCACTGTGGATGCAGCGCATCAAGGGCGGCGTCCTGGTCAACGGCGCGAATTCGCTCCTGGCCGGGGTCTTCAACACCTTCCCCAGCTCGGTCTTCGCGCAGAACAACGGCGTGATCCAGCTGACCGGCATCGCCAGCCGCCACGTCGGCGTGTGGATCGCCGGCATGCTGATCCTGCTGGGCCTGTTCCCGGCCGTGGCCGGCATCCTGCAGGCCGTGCCTGAACCCGTCCTGGGCGGCGCCGCCATGGTCATGTTCGGCGCGGTCGCCGCGTCCGGCATCAACATCCTGGCCGGCATCCACCTGGACCGCCGCGCCCTGCTGATCATCGCCGTGTCCCTGGCCCTGGGCCTGGGCGTGTCGCAAGTGCCGGAGATCCTGTCGCACCTGCCCCATGCCGTGAAGAACGTGCTGGAGTCGGGCGTCGCCACCGGCGGCATCTGCGCGCTGGTGATGAACTGGTTTTTGCCTGAGAAGAAGTAAGGCAGCGGATTCCTCGGAAAGCCGGTCCCGGCCTGCACCAGTGTGCGGAGGGACTGGCCCCCGTCAGATGGCTGGATCCAGGGCCGCCTGACAATTTTTCCCAGACCGCATATAATCGCCGTCTTCGCTTCTCCCGCGACCGTCATCTGGACGTGTCCGCGACCTCCTAGCCCGGGTGGTGAAATTGGTAGACGCAGGGGACTCAAAATCCCCCGCCGCAAGGCGTGCCGGTTCGATTCCGGCCCCGGGCACCACCCCGGAACATTACCCTCCGACACATTACGCCACCACACGCCATCCTCATAGGCAATTCTGGGTGCCGCTCGGAACCGCCAACGCCACTAGGCACCACATCACATCACTGTTTTTGCTAATCTCCTACGCCAAACGTACGCCAGAGATTACGCCAATGCCTACATTCAGAAAGCGCGGGGACTCGTGGCGGGCCGAAGTCGCCCGCAATGGACACCGCGAGAGCAAGACTTTTTCCACGAAACGCGAGGCCATGGACTGGGCCAACCGCCGCGAGCTGGAGCTGGCAAACACCCGCGCTGGCAAGGTGACGCGCTGGACCCTGGCCGACGTCATGCAGCGGTACGCCGACGAGGTCAGCCCGGAGAAGGCCGGCGCCAGGTGGGAGAAGGCCAGGATTGCCGCCATCAAGAAGGACAAGATGGCCAAGCTGGTGATGCAGGACATAGGCCCGGCCGAGTTGGCGGACTGGCGCGATCGGCGCTTGGCAGAGGTGCAGGGTGCCACGGTCCTACGCGAGATCGGCCTGCTGCGCGCCATCTGGACCCGGGCCAAGCTCGGGGAATGGCGGTATGTGGATCATGACCCATGGCCTGACGTAATCAAGCCGCGGGACAACCCGGCGCGCAAGGTAATTTTCACCGGCAAGCAGGCCGAGGCAGTCGTGTCCGCGCTGGGCTATGCCGGCGGCACGCCCAAGGACAAGCGCGAGCAGACGGCGGTGGCGTTCCTGCTGGCCCTGGAGACGGCCATGCGATCAGGGGAAATCCTGACCCTAGAATGGAAGCACGTGCACCTGGAACGCCGCATGCTGCACCTGCCCAAGTCCAAGAATGGGGACGCCCGCGACGTGCCGCTTTCACGGCGCGCCGTCGAGCTGCTGGAGGCGATGAAGGGGATCCACCCGGAACAGGTGTTTACGGTGAATGCCGGCCTGCGGGATGCGTATTTCCGACAGGGTAAGACGTTGGCCGCGGTCGACGGCCCCACCTTCCACGACGCCCGCGCCACGGCTATCACGCGGCTGGCCAAGAAGCTGGAACTGCTGGAGCTGGCTCGAATGGTCGGGCACCGCGATCCGCGCAGTTTGCTCATTTACTATAGGGCGTCCGCCACGGACATCGCGGCCAAGCTGGATTAGGTCACGTGCTTCCAGGTCTTGCCGCGCTGGATCGCATTGACGGTGGCGTCCGCCACGCCATAACGACGCGCCAGCGTGTAGCAGCCGAGGGGCGAAGCGCGGATATCGCGCACGTCTTGCTCGGTGAGCTTCGCTTTCGGATGGCTGGTACCGCGAAGGGTCGCCTCCGGCTTGGTCACGGAGCCGTGCGCATTGCCACGCGCCGCCGTCGCCACGTAATCCCGGGCGCGCCCCTTCGAATGCATATCCAGGATGTTGTCGCGCTGAGTGCCTGCGAATAGGTGCGCAGGGTTGAAGCACCCCGGGTTGTCACAGGTGTGGCACACCACTTGCGCCGGGCCCCCGATGAATGCCGCGAAGGCTGCGCGGTGGGCAGTAAAGATCACGTGCTTGCCGGCGCCCTCATAGTGGCTGATCTGCCCATACCCGGTCTGTACATTACGACTCTTGGGCCATTCCCAGCAGCCGGTTTCGCCCAAGTAAGGCTGTGCAATTTCCTTGATGCGCTGGATCACCGAAGAGGGGATTGCCTTCTCGGTCTGTAAAATGCTCTTAGCCATGACTGCCTCCAAACAGGTAGTGGTGGTTAGGGCCGGGGCAGCGTTGGCGCGCTGTTCCGGCCCGTTCATTTTACGCCACCGAGATCGCCAATAAACTGGATTGAGCATGGAAGACAACGGAATCCTGGAGCAAGTCCCCGGCCTGCACGTGTCCGAGGCCAAGCAATCGCTGCCGCCGGCCGCCACCGCCGAAGATCGGGAGTACCCGGTGGAGATCGACGCTGGCCACGCGGGCCGCGTCCGCCTCTTCTTCCGCAAGCAGAAGGCCAAGCGCGGAAAGTTCAGCCACTGGTTCTGGGTGGCGGTACGGGCTGAAAAGGCATGAGCGACTACATCAACACCCCGCCCGTGCGCGACATCTGGATCCGCGCCCTGCCGGCACTGGCCGGGGTCAAGAACGGCGACTACCTGAGCATCCAGCGCCTGCGCGATGCATTTGGCTTGGAGGGTGGGCAGAAGCTGCGCGACGTGCTGGCTGCCGGCGAGCGCGACGGGCTGCTGATTATCGACCGTGGCGCCACCCCGACGACCTATCGGGCGACGTTCATCCTGGAGCGTGGATTGCGCGCGGTCAGCGAGGATTTTTAGCCAGCAGCCTGGGCTGTTTCTGGCTCCGGCCGTGCTGACGATTGGATAGGTGATGTGGCGGTCCAGGCTGAGCGGGTCTAGAATCCACACCGACGGGAGAATTCACATGATGCTCAATAAACTGTTCAAGCACGTATGGTTTTGGCTTTATGGCGGTGGCCACATAGATCCCACCGCTTTTGGACAAGGGCGCGACGCCTATAAAGCAGGTCGCGGCGAAAACCCCTATCCTCCGCTGACCTACAAGCACTATTCGTGGAAGCGCGGTTACGACGAATCGCTGGTCCAGGATCCGTCAAATAGCTGGTGACCGCGGCCTCTCACTTCGGCCACGCCCCTACCGTCGCCCGATGCCGGGCCGCACAGACTGCATACAGTCCCAATACATCATGCTGCAGCCACATCTGCCACGCGTCGTAGTCGCCGGCCGGCGGATCAGGGATCGGCGCGCAAGGCTCAGCGAGCCGGCTGTCCAGAGGCGGCACGATTCGCGGCACTGACAGCGTCCTTGAGGGTGCGCACCCGGACGCCATCAGGGCGACAGCCAGCAGGCAGAGGATTCGCATTTTTCAGTTCCTGATTGAGCTTTCCCATCGCCGCCGTCACCTGTGGCGCCACGCCGGCGGCCTGGGCTGCGGCAGTGGCCACGGCCTGGATATCCTTCGTGGTTTGCGCCAGAGCGGCACGCGCCACGTCGGCGTCGTCCTTGGCAACCTGGGCGTCTTGGCGCGCAAGCTTCGCGTCCCAGCGCCAGCCCTGGACTACCCACGCGGCCACGCCCGCGACGAGCGCGCCAGCCAACGCCGCGGCGGCGTAGCCTTTCCAGTTGATCAGGGCAGCAGGCAAGACCATTCTTCGGCCTCCCTGCGTGTCACCAGGCCAGGCAGCACTCTGCCTCCGGCCTTGATCCATGCGTCGAGCTGCGCGCAGGCACCCTTGATATCGCCCGCTTGCAGGCGCAGAAGCATCGTGGAATGGCGACCATTCTTCAGCCACACGAAGCCGTCTTTCACGCCGGGCTTTCCGGGTCCGACGTTGAAAATGAACGAGATGAACCCGCCCACGGCAGTTGACTGCATGCCATCCCGCACTGCGGCCGGCACCCAACGATCAAATACCGCCTTGGCTTCTGCCAGATCGGCGTCGCGCCAGGCATCGCACTCCGCATCCGTGTAGATGCGTTTCGGGTCAATGTCGCTGCCGGTGTGACCGTCGCACACAGTGAGAATTCCGATGGGGTCCAAATGGGGTTTGCCCCGCACACGGGCAGGCTCAAAGTGCGTGACCAGCACCCCGGCGACAGCGAGCGCGCCAGCGCCGGCCGCGGCCAGTATCTTGCGCTTCAGACCTGCGGGGATCATTTGGCGCCCTTCCACGCTGAGTAGGCCGTGATGACGGCTGTCACCAAGCCGATGATGTAGGCCAGCGGCTTAGCCAGCCGCCCCAAGCCCTGCAACACCTTGAAGCCGCCGGCCAATGCCTGGAACGTATCAACGATGTCCTGGGTGTTCGTCTGTACCTGCTCGATGGCGGCCGTGTTCCGCTTGGTCGCCTGCGTGCACTCGGCCAGGTCCCCTTTCATTTCGCACACCTGAGCGTGCAGCGACTTGATGAACGCCTCTGACAGGTACTTGTCCGCCTCATGCGGGGATCGTTCAAGATCAGCGCGGTTCGTCATGGTCAGTCCCACGCCGGAATAAAGTAGGTGCCGGAGCCGCTGGAGTCAGGCCCGTTCGACTTGTATCCCAGCCGCGCGCCCAGGATGATGACCTCGTCCGTGGCGGTGTCTCCCGCATCGCTGGCCAGCCGCTGCACGGCGAACGTGATGATGTCGCCCAGCGTGTAGGTCACAGGCGTATCCAGGGTGTAGGAAAACCGCTTGACGGTGTTCTGCGGCGCCTGCGCAACGATCTTGGTCACGTTGTGCTCGGGCGTCACCAGGCGCGCCGAATCGTCAATCGGTGGCGTTGACAGGGTGAACGCCAGGGCCAGATTGCCGCCGGCGCTGCCAGAGGTCGTGTAATACAGCTCGATGGTTTCGATCAGGCCGTTGGCCAGGTCGTAGGCCGGCGGCATGGTGCAGCCGCCGCGGGGGCTTCCCGAGTTCGGCAGCGCCAAGCATGCCCACTGTGACGCCGATTCGACGATGGAGGTATTGGGGCCAGGCACAAAGTCGGCGCTGCGGATGTTGATCCAGTCGCGCAGCTTGTACTGGTGCGAGGCGAACGACCGCGCCGTGGCGTAGTCGAAGATATCGCCGTTCCAGTTCGACGAGCCCGACGAGGCGATCCCGCCGCCCTCGGACACATAGTGCACCAGGCGCGTGCCCTTGACGGTCGGTTCCTGGAAGAACTTGCCCGCCAGGTGCAGGATCAAAGTATGGTTGGAGGGCTGCGACCCGTTGTCGCCGAGGTACATGGCCACGCCGGTGCCGGGCGCCTGCACCGCGCCATTGACGAACGACACCATGCAATTGTCGCTCTCGGTGATGTGCACCAGGTGGCCGTTGTAGACCAGGCCCGTGATCAGACCGAGCTGCTGCTGGGTAGTCGGGATGTTGCTGCCATTGCCCACGATGGCGACGCCGTGCGCCTCTTGGCACACAGGGGATGCGCCCCACACGAAATCCAGATCAATGCGGTTCTGCATCGAAAAGTTTCCGGTGGAGCCGGCCAGTGCGCTGACGAACACGCCAGCGAAGCGCACGTTGCGCACCTTGCCATCGAAACGCGCGCGATTCGTGTTGTTCAGGTGAACCGCCGCGGTGGCGAGCGTGGCACCATCCCACTCGATCCCCACAGCGCCACCACCGAAAATAATGTTCCCGGTCGTGGCTGGCTCGATCGTGAACATGTACTCATCGGCCGCGCCGCCCCAGCGGATCATCGGTTTGCCATTCGCGCTGCCGTTCGTTCCGGCGGCCACGTCGCCGCACACAGACGACCTCAGCAGCACCGGCTGATGAGCCACCAGCGGCGTCGTGAGCAGCAGAGAGGCCGCCACGTCAATCTCGATGGCGCCGCCATGCGGCAATGCCGCGATGGCCGACAGGAAAGCGGCATCGCTCGGCGTCACCCCCGTGGGGTCATACCCTTCGAAATCCGCCAGAAACACGATGTCCATCAGGCGGTCTTGTAGCGAACGCATCTTGGCGCCGGCGTCCGTGCGCTGGTACACAAGTGCCGCGGAATCGGTGAAGGGGTTCCAGGCCACGCCGTCGAACACCTTCAACACCTGATTGGCGGTGTTCCAGTACAGCGCGCCCTCGGTCAGCGGATTGCCCGCGTTGTCCAGGGTCGGGTCCGAATCGAACGGCCCGAGATACCGCTTTTCGAAGTCAGCCAGCGAGCCCGCCGCAGATGCGGCTGACGCTGCTGCGGCCAGCGCGGCGGCCTCGGCGGCCTCCGCAAAAGGGGCAATCTGCCCGACGGTCACCGCATCGTGCAGGTCTTGGCCGTCGGCCAGATTGCTGATCTTGTTGCCGTTCGCGCGGTATGCGCCGCTGCCGTTCACGTCGCGCGGCCCCAGCATCAGCACGCGCGACAGCGACCACGAACCACCGCCCAGCGAATTCCACAACTGCTGACAGATCATCGTGAGCTTGTCCAGCGCGCGCTCGGTTACCTTGGCCGGGAATGCATCGTTCGGCTGGTACTGCGTCACTTGCGTGACAGGCACCACGCGGTCAATAACCAGCGAGCGGCCGGCGGGGTACGCAATCGACGTCGTGATGGAACCCCCGGCTTCGTTCCCAGCGCCGGCAACCGAGTAGTCCGTGCCGAGCGTGAGAACGACGCCATCGGAGCCGCTGCCATTCACGACCAGCGTTACTACCAGGTTTGTGTCGGCCAGGAAGTAGTAGCTGACCGGGAAATTGACGGATATCCCATCACAGTTGTGCGTGATGGAGGTATCGCTACTGGAAACTGTCATGGGCTCACCCTTGGAAGAATGCGCCCATGTTCATCGCGCGCGCGCGTAGAGTTCTGCGTTTAAGGACTGAGCGCGCGAGACAGATCCGGCGCACGGTCTGGCGCGGCGCTGCCCGGCCGCCAGTAGTAGGACTGGTTGAACTCCTTGCGCGCGCGCTGCTCCATGCGCTGGGTGTAGCCTGGGGACGCCATTTCCTGGAGCTTGTTGAAGATCAGGCGATCCGTCACCGCCTTGGTGTACCAGAGATTCGCACCGGGGACATGGCTCTTCAGCAACTTGACCGCCTCCGCGCCCAGGTCCAGCTTCTTGCCCTCGGCGCCGCGCTGCACATTGCCCATGGCCAGGCGCATGATGTTCTCCGCGTCCCCGATCAGCGGGCCGCCAAGCGTGGCACCGATGGACGACCCGTACTTCGTGTAGTCGGCGAACAGGAAGTCACCGTACAGACCCAATGCTCCACCCTTCAAGAACGCCTGTCCCCAGAACTTGGGGTCAGCCATGTTCTTGGGGTCGCGGCCGCTGGCCACTTCGTTCAGTTGCATTGCGATGCCACCCATCACCGTCGTCATCGCCACCAGCCCGGCGATGTATGCGCCCTTTCCAATGGCGCCCTCTTGCGCCAGCGCGCGGGAGCCGTGCCGCATGAATGCGGCAATCGGAAACCCCTTGAACTGCAGCACGCTGCGCCACAGCTCGCCCGCAAGTGTCCCGCGCTGGATAGCCGATCCCGTGGCAACGCGCTCCTTCACGCCTGGCTCGATCACTGCCATGCCGGTCTCCCCCTCCACATACGCCATGAGCCGCGTGGCAGCCTGCTCGCGCAGCGTCGTCGGGGTCTGCCCGGTCGCGCTCGAAAGCGCAGCCAGCGAGCTGTCCGGGATGCGATAGATGCTTTCGGCCGTCAAGACGGTATCGCCCAGGCCGCGCCAGTCTTCAGGCTGAGCCAGTTTCCAGACGTTGAACTCGGCGTCCGATATGCCCGCCTCCCTCAGCCGGCGCGCTAGGCGAGCGTCGCCGCCTTTCCCAGCGGCCACTGCCCCGAGATCCGCACCGCCGCGCGTCAGGCTTCCAAGGCTATCCATCAGCACGGACCCGAAAGCCTGCTGCCCGGCGCCGGTAAGGGCGTTCATGCCGGAAAGCTTCATCACGCCCGCGGCCGCGCCCTGTGCGTAGCGCGCGATCCTGCTGGATACCTGGGCATCCTGGGCCAGGCCGTCCATACCCCAGCGGTTCACCGCGCCAATGAACTGCTGCACGCCCAGACCCGCGCGCAGAGCCTGGCGGCGATCAGCAGGGTTCGCCGGGTTCAGCGCCCGCAGCTCGTTCATGAAGACCGGGATCGGATTGATGCCGTTGTGAATTGCCGTCAGGGCTGACGTTCCCAGGTCCGTAACGGACGTGATGACCGCCGACCCCAGGCGCGCGGCCACGTTCAACGAACGGTAGGTATCGAACCCTTCGGCCAGCGCTGCCGACGCCGGCGGCCGCTTGCTCCCGCTGACCTCGTCGTAAATGGTTTGCAGCTTCTGTATGCTGGATTCGATCTTGGTGGCATCTTGCGGCGCGCGCGCGGTCATCGCCTTTCGGGCCTCGTCAGACCAGTATTGCATCATCAGGTTCGGATTCGGGCCGAGGGATTCGACCAGGGCAATATCGCGCGCGAGGCGGTCGATGTGGCCGGTCAGCGTCTGCATCACCGCGGTATCGCTGTATTGTCGCTGCGCCTGGAGATAGGATTCGGCATCCTTGTAGTGCACCTGGCGCTCCATGCTGCCGCGATTGGCTCGCATGCCGAAGCCGCTGGCCTTGCCGGGCTCGATCTTGTTGGCGCCGTTCGTGGAGATCGTTTGCCATGCCGCCTCAAGAAAGGCGCGCACCTGGTCATCGCTCATGAGGCTGCCATCCTCATTCACGTAGCGGTTGCGGTCAACCCAAGCCAGGTGATCGCTTACCCATTTGTCCTTGCCTGCGCGCGCCACTAGCATCTGGCTGTGGCTCTGCGGCATGCCCCAATCCTCCAGGCGCCCGATGTTGCCGCCCGCGCGGTTGAAGCGCTGGCGCATGCCTTCGGCGACATCCCGGAACGTCTGTGCCGCGCGCGCCGCGTCGGCATTCCCCGATCCCTGCCCGCGCAGCTCGCGCACCAGATCAAGGACGCCTTGCTGGTTGGTGAACAGGCCCAGCACGCTGCCGCGCGTCGTATCAAAGACATCCAGCATCGCGCCCAGCGATTCGTTGCGGATCGCCTGCGCCGTCGATTCGACGGATATCGTGCCGCTCTTGCCGTCTCCGTAGAACACCAGCAAGCGCTGCAGCGCCTCGACAGGCGAATAGACCGAGCCCGCCAGGTAATTGCGCACCGCGTCGTGCTTCAGTGCCGTCAATGCCACGCGCCGGCGCTTGAGCGCTGCATCGGCCGCCACGTCCTGCGCAGCGCGCGCCGCGCCGGCCTCCATGCGCTCGGCGGCCGTCAGGGTGCGCCACGCCGGCAGATCGCGCGCGGCCTCCTGCCGCATGGCCTGCATGATGCGGTTCTCGATGTTCTGCGCCTCGGCGGCGGTCAGGTTGCGGCCGAGCGCTCGGGAAACGGCTTCTATACATTCGGCGCGCATCAGGCACCTCCACGAAGTTGACACATGACGGCGGCGTCCAGGGTGTCACGGTTTACATATTCCAGCTCTGCGTTGGCTTCTGCCAGGGCCTGACGCAGCGATAGCTGCACTTCATTGCCTTCAGCGTCGACCGCGGGCACGGTGATATCGCCACGCTCTTCCAGCAGCGCCAAGCCGGCGCGCGTCTCTATATCATCGGCAGCGCCTGCTGCGTCTGTGGCGCGCCCAGCTTCGGCCCCGGCCGGCACCGCACCCTCAGCAACGGATGCCCGTGGAGTAGCGACTTCTGCCTGGCGCGCGGCTGGCGCCGAAGCTTCACCGCGCACTTGCCCACCACCAGCAGGCGCCGGCGGACGAGGCTCTGACGCGCCCGCGCCAATGGCGCCGACCTCTGGCGCGGCCGATACGGTATCCGCCTGCGGCGCCGGAGCCTCCGCGGCGCGCGTTATGGCATCCGCATCCCGCGCAGCCTGGGCAACTGCCGCATCGCTGGCCATGCCCGCGTCGCGTAGCGCGGCCGCCACCGGGGTAAACGGTGATGCCGGCGTATCGATGGAAGCGCGGTTGGCCTGCAGGTCAGCTATCCGCTGGTCGATCTCGGCGAGCTGTTGCAGCGCCTGCGCGGCGCCCCGGTTCTGATCAAGCGAATCCTGAAGGCGGCCGATCCTCGCGTCCAGATCTGCGGCTTGGTTCGACAGGTCGCGCTTTGCGTCGGCCAGGGCTTGCTTGTAGCTGATCATGGGGCCGGAGCCCTGGATTTCCTTCGCGCGGTCGCGGAGCGTGGCATCCCCGTCCAGGGCGGCCCGCTGCTCCTGCGTAGAGGCCAGCTCGTCCTGGATCTGGCGCACCTGGCCAAGTTCGGCCGCGTCGCCTGCGGTGGCTGTAAGGTCGGCCCTGGATTGCTCAGCCTGGGCGATCTCATCCTCGATCGCGCGCGCGGCGCGGGCGCGGTCCTGGGGTATCGGCTGGATCGCGCCATCGGTCGGGCCGTTCTGGGACCATGCCCGCTCGCCGCCCAATTCTTCCCGCACACGCGCCAGGTAGTCACGGGTTTCCTTGGCGGGCGGCTGCCGGCCGGCAAGCACCTCGCGCGCCGCGCGCGGGCCGCCGTTGTAGTCGGCGATCACCGCGTCCACATCGCCGCCGTACTGGCGCATGGTGTCGCTCAGGTATCGTCCGGCCGCATCGATCATCTGTACGGGGTCAGCCGGGTCTGTCACCCCATACTTGCGCAGGTTCTCGGGCATGAACTGCATGACGCCGCGCGCGCCGGCCGGGCTGACCGACCTGCTGCCCGACCGTTCGCCGGCGTTCTTCAGCGCATTGATCAGGCCGGGCGGCAGGCCGCGCTGCTGCTCAACGTGGGCGGCGTATTCGTTGAGCTCTGGTGCGTTGTAGCGGAGGTCGGGCCGCTGAGCCGATGGGATATCAGCGAGGCGCGTAGACGGCACCACCGGCACCGGGGCGGTGCCATAAACCCGTGCGGCCTCGTTCACCGCGGTATTGTCCCGGCGCCCGAACACGAAAGCCTGGTTCTGGACGCCCGTGCTGGACACGTCGATCGCGCGGCCATCCCAGACGTCACGCAACGCCTGATTGAGCGCCTTCCCGTGCGCGCCCGCGGCGGCCGGGTCGGAAGGGATGCCGGGCGCGGTGGTGACTGCGGCGTGTTGCGCATCGCGCGCGGCCATGGCGGCGTCGACGCTCCCTTGCGCGCGTGCCGGCAGGTTCAACGCTGCGCCCGCGCCGCTGAAGATTCCCCCAAGGATGCCGTCTGCGGCCATGGCCGCGCCATCCATCGGCGCGTACTGGCGCGCCATCGTGTCATATCCGCCCGCGCGCAACGCTTCCTCGATGGCGCCGCGCTGGGCAATCCCGATGCCGATGTTCGAACCAGCCCCCAACGCGGCATTGGCGGCCACAAACCCCGGCCGGGAGAGGCGAACGCCGTATCCCAGCAAAGGCTCTGCCAGGCCGCTGTACCCGATGCTGGCCGGTAGCAGCGCGCCGCCGCCGGTCGTCACCCCGTCGATGAAGGCAGCGTTTACCGCCGTGGACGGATCCACCCCTTTTTCGATCATCTCATGGTAGGTAGTCCGGCCCGTGGCGCCGCCGGCCATCGAGGCACCACCCCACAGCATGCCAGTGCCACCAGTGAGGCCAGCCAGCGCGGCACCTGCGGCGACCTCCGCACCGATGGTGGCGATGCTGTTGACGATCTGCCCAGCGGTGCCGACGGTGAGGGGATCAGGCGCGAGCTGGCGCACCGTGGCGTCAGACGCCTGGCGCAGGTAGCCAAAGGGGTTCGCCGGTGTAACCCCGGTGGCGCTCTCCAGGGCGTTGTACAGCGGTTGGGTGGCCTGCTCGGCGGCGCTTGTGATCAGGCCCTGCGCAGCGGCCAAGCCTCGGCCAACACCGCGCGGGACCTCTGACAGCACACCAGACATTACGCCGGGCTCGGCCGCACTGCCCAGAATGCCGTCCACCGTGTTCGCCTGGCCGGCGATCTCCCGCGCGCGGCGGGGGTCGAAATCCATCATTTGGGCATATCCTTGGGAATCTGATCTGACAGCTTGCGGCCGAAGCTATCGCGGCCGGCGTCTTCGTCAGGTGTCAGGCGCAGGACCAGCGGGCGCCCCTGATCGTCGGCAATGGGGGTTCCGGCCAGCGTCGGGAAGTACACGCCGCCGCCCGCCCCAATCAGCCCGACGTTGCCCATATGCTGGCCCACCTTGTCCTGCACGCCGGCCGCCTGGAACAATTGCGCCAGCCGGCCTGTCGCGCGGGTGGTGAAATCGTCTGCGCTCATCCCCCACGGGGCCAGCACTTGACCGTTGCCGTGGAAATTCACCGGCGCGCCCAGCACCGCGGTAATGGCCTGGTCCATCCTGTCGCTATCGACCTGACCGGTAATGTCGCCCTGCTGTGCAGCGCGGCCGACGTAGTAGGCCTTGATCGCATAGGCGTCGTTCATGTAGCCCGCAGCATCGCTGGAGCCTGGCCCCGTGCCGCGGTAGAGATCCGTCAGCTTCGCTTGCAGCGCGGTCATGAACTCCTGATCCTTCGGGATCGGGAATTTCTCCGCGCCAGCCTTGCCACCAGCTTTCAGGATGTCGTCACCATGCAGCGCGATGGCTGCAACGTCGCCGGCGGATTGCACGACGTCAGCGCTTACCCAGTTGTTCGTGAGCTGCGCCTGGGCATAGCTGGCCGCGCGCTGGCCCATGCGCGCCATGAATGGATTCTTGGCGTCAATCTGCGCCATGGCCCCCTGGTAGGCCACAGGATCGCCGAAAGCGCGGTACAGCGTGCCGAGCAATCCGCTTTTCTCGGCCGCCGAGCCCTGGTTTAGGGCTTCACCCAGCGCGTCCGCCTCGGCCGGCAGTAGCGGGCGCATGCTGACCGTGCCGGGCGGGTTCTGCCGTTGCAGCGCCTGGATGGTTGTCACCCGGTCACGCAGTTGCGGGCCTATCGCGGCCGCGCCTTCCGGAGTAAAGGCGGTCTGCAGGTCAAGGGGGGCAACCTGCGCATCGATGCGCTGTGCGGCGTACACCAGGGGGGTTTCCTGCAGAGTCTTGACGTTCTGCGCCACGGCGGTTGTCAGGCGCCGCAGGTTGGCTTGATCAGTCAAGGACGCGCCATTGGTGCGCTGGTGCGCGGCTCGCTGGGCAATGAACGCTTCCTGATCGGCGATCGGCATGCGCAGCACTTCCTGAACCTGCTGCTCCGCCTCCATGCGGTCCTTCATATCCTGCTCATACACCGTTCCCGCCGCCGCACCCAGCCACCCGATCATCTTGTCCGGCGGCGCCGGCACGCCGGAATTGATCTGCGCATCGTATTCGGCGATAGCGCGCGCGCCCTTGGCCTCGGCGCGGTCCTGGGCGAGCTGGGCGCGGTTGTCCAGCGCGGTGACTTGCGATTGCGCCCGCCGGCGCAGCACTTCAATTTGCGGCGCCTGCAGTCGGCTGATCCAGTCATAGCCGGCGGTAGCCTCGCCCTTCCCTGCTCGCGTGAAGGCGTCCAGGGAGCCGTGGGGGTCCATATCGACCATGGAAGAGCCTGCCGCGTAGGCCAGCGCGCCGTCGCTCCTGCTGGCCAGCGTCGCACGCACGTCGGGCGGGAGATTCGAAACGCTCAGCGCCGCCATGCGCGCAGCCCGTCGGTCGTCGTACAGGGAAGGATCGAGCGATACTGCGGCGGCGTCGGCATCCGCGCCCTGCTGGTACTGCGAAACGGTGTTCGCCCGGTGCTGCTGGGCCTGCCACGAAATCGAGTTCGTGCCGACGTAATTGCCCAACTGGTTCAACTGCGCTTCATAGAACCTGCGCGCGCTGGCCGGCGCCGCCGCCAATGCCTTGGTTCGGTAGTCGTTGAACTCGGATAGCATGCCTTCGGTGAAGCCAGGGGCGCCAGGCTGCGCCTGCGCCTGGGCCTCCTGCATGCGTGTCATCCATTTGAGCTGGTCATCGCTGGCGGTCTTTGATGCCCACGCGCGCCCGTCCTCGTCCGCGATGGCGATAGCCGCCCGGCCAAGATCGGAAAGGCCTTGCGCAACGTCATTGGTCTGGAATGAGCGCTCAGGCATCATGACCGGCCCAGCGCTGCTGGTGGTGGTCTGCTGCTGTTGAATGACGGGTAGCGGTATGCGTGGCATGGTGCCGGACTCCGGGAATGGTCTAGAACAGCTTGAAAATCTTGCCCAGCGTGCCCTTCTTGAGATCCTTGAAGGCCTTGCCGAACTGGAATGAACCTATGTCAGCAGCGAACGACATGTCATGACCGAAGCCAAACCGGTCACTCTTGCCGAACAACATGGGCGACCAGCGGTTATCCACGTCCTGGCTCAGGACACGGCCCGTGGCCAGGTCCTTGTAATAATCGGAACCGCTTCGGCGGTATCCGTGGTTTTTCGCATAGGATTCGTTGCCCACGATCACAGCGGCGAGCGCGGCCCACGGCCCGGCCGCTGCCAATGAGCCGCCCAGGCCGCCAGATGCAGCCGAGCCGCCACCACCACCGGCGAAGGAACCCAGCGATCCGCCAGCGCCAAGCCCGGAAGTTGCCGTACCGCCTCCCACGAACGCAGGCGACACAGACAGGGCGCCAGCACCACCGCCCGCCGCCGCGCCGCCGCCCAACGCGCCACCAGCCGACGAAGAACCGAACAGGCTTGAACCAGAGTTCGCCATCGAAAGCACTTGGCTCGCAGAGCTGAGCAGCGTTCCGCCCAGTGAACTGCCGCCCTGAGAGCGGTAGCCCTCAGCGTTGAATCGCTCGATCTGCGCCTGGTTGTCGTAGTTCGTACCGCGCAGCAGGCCCACATAGCGCTGTTGCAACGCATCGAGTTCGGCATTGCGCGCGCTGTCGGTCTGAACCTGCAGCATCGACCCGCTCGACGGGTTGAAACCAGACTCGGCCGCGGCCGCGCGCAACTGCCCCATCTGCTGTGCCGACTGCCGGCGCGTCGCCAGCTCAGACGCCAGACCCGCGTCGCGTGCCTGCTGCGCGGCCTGGCTCGCCATGGTGGCGTTGTATTCCGCCGCGTCCGCCTGCGCGTTGTAACCGGCCGATTTACCAAGCCCGCCGGCAAGCCCCCCCACCAGTTGTAGGCCCTGGCCAGCCATTGCTGCGTATTGCATTAGCGCACCCTCGCGTAAAGAAAGCAGTCACGCCCATCAGCGGTGTATGCACGCATCAGGCCCTCCCGCTGAAAACCAAGACGCTCAGCCCAGCGCACGCCGGCCGCGTGGTTGCGGTCCACTGCGATTTCGATACGGCGCCAGGGGCAGTCCGTCAACACTTTGCGCGCGACGCGGTGAATCGCGATGAAGTTGGCCAGCGCGGTGTCGGAGAAGAGCGCCCAGCCCAGCGCGCGGCCAGACCAGACTTCGAACATGCCGGCCGCAGCGATCACCTCCCCGTCCATAACGGCGGCCCAGGCAACGCCGCCCTGGGCAACCAGGTCAGCGCCATAGGATTCCGTCAGCACCGCTTGTAGGCTCGCCTGGTTGTCTTGGAGGCGTAGCCGCGGGAAGTGGTCTGGGCGAAGTCTCTCTAGGATGATCATCGGTCGTCCTGGGTCTCGATAATCGGGTAGAGCGCAAGCAACGTGACCGGCAAAGGCTGGTCATTCACGTAGCTCATCACCGCATGACCCTGATAACCGTCGGGCCAGGGCTCGGCTGGCATGTCCCCGCTGAACAGCGGCGGCGGCTGGTCCATACGGTCGGACGGCTTGCGGAAGTTCAGTTCCGCCGGCGTGACACTATCAGGCGACCCGACCTTTCCGCCCAGAGTGCGGTATAGACGAAGCACCACGTTGGTGATCCGCTTGGTCTTGCCCTGCGACGTGCCATTGGCCGCGCCCGCCTCGATGTCCGTGGTGTCCAGCCGGCACGGCGCCGGAAGTCCCACGTGCACAATGGACGCGGGGGCCTGCAACTCGATGACGCCGCCCGAGACGACACGCCGCGGGTGCGCGGCGCCGTCCACCAGGATATCGACCGTCTGCCCCTCCAGGTGGCCAAGACCTGTGATCACCGTGACGAATGGCGGCCCCCGGTAGGTAAGCCCGCAATCCACATAGAACGATTCCCAGATAGGCTGCTCGTCGTCCAGGGGCGGCTCCATGCGCTCGACATAGCGCTTGGTCTGCCCGTTGATCACGCGGCGCACGACCATCCACAGCTCATCCGTCGTGCCGTTCGGCGAGGGGATCGTTTCGATGGCCTCCACGGCCCCATTGATCATGGGGTGGCGATGCCAGCCGTAGATGTCGCTGCGCTCCTGCTCGCGGTCATAGGTCACGCCCACCAGCAGCCCGTCGGTCCGGGCCGCCCATACGATGGAATTCGGCTCCTGCTGGTATGCCAGGTCGATGATCCCGGTCTTGGTGATCCCGGGGTTCAGCTTCGTGGTGTCGGTCGATGGATAGCTGTTGGAGGTGTAGTCATAGACATAGTCGCGCAGCTTGCGCCCGCTGTTCTGGACAAACAACAGGCGTTCGCCAACCTTCACCGGCTGGATGCCGCGCGACCCGTTCGCAGTCTTCGAGTCGGCGCGGATGTTGCTTGCGCTGACCGCCTGGCTGTCCTGGATAGGTCCGATGATCCACTCATCGCCGTTCGTGCCCAGCAAGAGGTTTTCCGACGGCACCATCCACGTAATATTGTTGATCTGCTCGGAATCCAGGGTTTCGATGATTGCCGAGTCCGCCGTGGCTTCGTCTGGGTCCTTCTCGGCGAAGTTGTCGAAATCGTTGGAGACGGAGCCGGCCAGGCGGCGGCCGGCGCCAAGCCACAGCCGCTTACGCCAGAATGCGCCATGCTCCGGCCAGCCGTCGATGTTTGAGAAGAGCTGCAGCGCCCATTTGGCCGTGCCGGTCGTGACGATATCGGCGGGCAGCACGCCCTGGACGGTGCCACTTATCTGCGTCGGGGACACATAGGCGTCGATCATCAGGACGCCATAGCTGGAGTGCTGATACTCCCACTCGACGCCGATGGGGCCGTAATCGCCATCCCCGACGATGTCCACCCCGTCACCGTCCCATGCCTTGCCGTCCGTGTGCGTGGGCGTGAGCGTGCCGGTGTAGGCTTGCGGGCGATCGGGGTTGGTGATGGGGCCGGTGCCGGTGCATTTGTACACGCGCGAGCCCACGCGCCGCATGTTGCCGACGCCGACGGCCTGCATCGTGGCCCACGGCTTGATCGCGGACAGGTCCTTAGATTGCAGCAGCAGAAGCGTGCCGTTGTACTGCGGCGAGAAAATGCCCGACGTCGAATTCACGAACACCGCGCCTGTCGTACCGGTAGGCGTCAGGATGATGTTCGGATTGAGGTTGAGATCCCGGAACGGGCCGCCCGACATCTGCATGGGCTGCAACGTGAACGTCGTGCCGCTGGTGCGAACCAGCTTCTGCGGCCACACATCAGGATGGAAGATATACATCGTGTCCGCGCTCTGGGCGACACGAATCCGGCAGGTGCCATCTGCGGCCGTGAGCATGGCCGAGTTGTAGGGCGTCACCACCTCCACAGGAGCCCCGCCACCGTCGACGAGCTGCCCGTGGTTCACATAGAAGCGGATATAGAGCGGGCCGAACTCCAGCAGGTAGGACAGCGTTTCCGCCACCTGAAACTTGATGAGCCAGACCCGATCGGCCGAGTTCTTCACCTCGCCCACGAAGCGCGTGCCGCCGCGGCGCTGCGCCGGCCCCTGGATCAAGGGGATGAAGTTCTCCATGCGTGAGCAGGCATTCGGGTACTTGGCCAGGTCAATACGGCCACCCAGAAGCGGCGAAAGCTCGCCAGCGTCGAACGTGACAAGCGCGGGCGCAGCCTTGGGCATGCTTACCTCCGAGAATCAAGCCAGGTGTCGTCGTCTACAGCCTGGGACGGCCTTTCAATGGCGTTTGCAGAAATGGCTTCGCGCAGAGCGCGAGCGTACAGCTGGGACGCCACCTGGAACTTTGACGTGCTCTGTGTGAGCGTTTCGCATGCCTCCATGGCCAGCCGGCCGGCGAAGGCTTCGATAAAGGTCGAGTCGAATTGGTTGGGATCGCCTACGCGCTTCACGTAGCGAATCTGCAACGGCGCGTCCAGGTTCGTCAGGAGCCTGCGCCCCTCGATGCTGTACAGCCCTTGGCAGCGCCGCGCGTGATGGCGGTAAAAGACTTCGTTGCCGCCGATCTCGATCAGGCGCAGGAAGTCCGCGGGCAATTGGTATTGCTTCGAAAAGCCGAAGAGCGGCGCCTCTGCCAGGGCTGGCAGAACGGCGCGCGCCTTCGAAAAATGCCACAGGTGCGCCCGCAGCTCGGCGTCCAGCACCGTGTCGTACATCGCGCTGATGGTCGTCGCCGGCTTGCTCGGGTCATCGAGCGAGACGATACGCGACTGGCCCAGCTTGGCCAATGCACGGTTGGCGATGAGGACGGCCGAGGTCACAGGCTACTCCGTTAACGCGACGCGGGGCCGCTTTCGCTGGCGCCGGAAGCTTGCGCTTGCGAGCCAGCCAGCCCCGTCTGGCCGTCGTTCCCGTCCTTGGACGTCGAACCCGAAGCCGTCGAACCCGTCTCGGATCGGCGGCGACGGGCGTTTCCCGTCTGGCCGTCGTTCCCTTCGGTGACCAGCTCCATCCACTTGCCCGGCTTGCCGCCGTACTCGAAGATTTCGCCGGCCTCGATCATGCGCATGACCTGCCGACCATCCGGCTGGTCTGCGCGCTTGACCGCGGCGACATCGATGGCGGGGATCTGCCCCCGCTGCAGAGCGCGGTAGATAGGCATCGTTACACCACCGTATAGCCGGACTTGTAGCTGCGGCGGCTGGCCTGCACGTCCTTGACCAGGAAGGCCGAGAACGCGCCGGCGGTCAGCGGGCCGGTGCCGACGGTGTAGCGCACGCCCAGATAGCGCTTGTAGTCGCCGGCCGGCAGCTTGAACTTCGCCAGCTCGGCGCCCGCCGTCATCGTGCCCAGAGCAACCGCGCCCGTGGTGATGTGGACGGTCGACGAGGTCAGGCCGGCGTTGTCCGCCGATTCCAGGCTGACGGTCACCGTGGCGGCGCCCGCGGCCGTGGCCGTCTGGTCGACCTGCACGACCAGATAGACGTCCTCGCCGGTGCCGATGTCGCGGATGGGGTTCTCGCCCGTGGGCGAAATGTCGATAACGTTGGTCGAGATCGCGGTAGCGGTCACGGCCTGGCCGTCAGAAAATTCGTTGGTCTTGTCCAAGATCATGATGTTCTCCTGATTCTGCTTTCAGTGGCGACGGGCCGCCCGTGCTGGCGCGGCCTGACGGGCTTAGCTGATCGCAGCCTCCGTATTGAGCAGTTGATCGACCAGGCGGATGGGGATGCCCAGGAAGGCGGTTTCGAACTGGCCGGCGGCCTCGCGGATCGACAGCGCATTGCTCGACTTGTTCAGCGCCATCTTTTCCAGCGCCGACTTGATCGTGCGGTTCACGTAGAAGCGCGGGCGAACGGCGCCGGTCAGCATCGGCAGGCGGTTCTTGGCATCGATCATCAGCTCGATCAGCTTCTGATTGGTCATCGTGCCGGTCCCTGCCGCAGCGTCCGAAACATCGATGTTCGCAATGCGCGAGACATAGCGCCAGTCCTTGACCACCAGGCCGCAATCCCATTCGAACAGGTCGCCATAGGCGCGGTAACGGTCGTTGTTCGCGTCGAACGCATCCAGCTCGCCCAAGTCCTGATGCTGCAGGCCAGCCTTGGAGTTCTTCGGGTAGATGCCGAACACGCTGCGCGAACCCCAGCCGATGATGTAAATCGACGTGTTGTCGGAGCCGCTGCCGCCGCCGTTGATCACGTTCGCGGTGCTGGGCGCCGTACCAACGCCGGGGAGTTGGTTGTAGCGTGCCTGCAACCCGAAGAACTGTTCCGGGTTGAGCGACGTGTCGCCATACAGCAGCGCGGTGCAGAAGTCCTGGCCCATGGCTTCAACGAACGACGAGGCCTCATCCAGGCGGAAGCGGGCCGGATCATTGGCAAGGCGCACAGCCTTGACGTCCGGTTCGCTGCGCGCGGTCAACATGCCGCATGCGTCATCCACTTGGGACGTCTGGGACTTGGACACCGGCGTTCCCTGATATAGCTTGCGCCAGGTGGTACTGGGCAGGCCCGTGCGAATCGTCGTGCGGTTACCGGTGGCCAGGTTGCCCTCGATCCACGGTACGTCCTGCACGATTTCATTGGTTTGCGCCAGCAGCTCGGCCACATCGGCAGTATCGCCATTGGGGTCGAGTCGCTTGGCGACGTCGATAATGTTCAGCGAGTTGGAACCGATGGTGGCCATCGAGATCTCCCTATAGGTTTAACTGCGCATGCTCGGGAACATCCGAGATGCCCGTGCAGCTTCAGGATCCGAATCCGGTGCGGTGGTGCTGCTTGCCCCCGCGCCGGGGTTGAGCGTGGATTCGCTCATGCTCTTGCCGATGGTGGAAAACAGCTTGATGGTCGCGGCATCGCCCATCTGGCCGGCTATCTTGTCGATCATGTCGGTTCCGACACCGAAGGCTTTCATGGCCTTGCGCGCCGTTTCGACATTGGCGGTGTATTCCGTCCCCCACTCGCCCTTCAGCGCCTCTACCTGGCGCGCACCTTCGGCTTGCTGGGCCTGCGCCTGGGCGGTCTGGAATTCGTTCCACTGCGCGGCCACTGCCTGCGCCTGGGCCACGTTCAAGCCGGCTTTCTGGAACCATCCGCTTGCCACCTGGGCAAACTTGCCGTCATCGCCTTGGGGCACCGGGAGCTGGTAGGCGGCGGCATCAGCCGGTGCTGCGTGCTTGCCTTCCAGGTCCTGCAGTGCCTTGGCAGCGTCTGCCGCGGTCTTGAAACCCTTGCCTTCTGCGTACTGGCGCAGCGCTTCGTCAGCGATACTTTGCGTCCAGGGCTGGTCAGAGTTCTGCGAATTCGGGGCCGCAGCGGGTGCCGGCTCGGCAGCGGCAGCAGCAGGCGCAGCAGGAGCGCCAGCAGGGGCGGCGCCAGCATCACCACCACCACCGCCACCAGCGGTGCCGTCGTTGGCTTGGTTGAACAGTCGGTAATTACGCTTCCTCATTTGCTCGTTCCTTTAGGTTGTGAATCTCGTCTTCGGTAAGGCGGCTGTAGTACTTGATGCGGTTGTGGACTTCGCGCCGGCCCTCGGCCAGCATCGTCGCGTGCGTGTCGACCACTCGGCTGACCGGTGACACCACCACGGTGGACGTGTCGGCCCGGGAGAACCGGGCGATGTCGGCCAGCACGACGGCGCGGGCACTCTCCAGGGACATGCCGCCCTCGCCCTTGAACAGGACGGCGTAGGCCTTGCGGAGGCGGAACATTCGCCGCATGCGTTCATAGATGGCTGTCATAGCTGTGCGCTCTGTGCAGTTGCTTGGGCTTGGGAAAGGTCTTTTGCTGCGCCGGCGGCGATCGGTGCGGCTTCGAGCATTGCGGCGGCCTGCGCCTGCTCTTCCTCGGCGGCGATCTGTTGCTTGGTCACGTCATCGGGGTTCACGAAGCGCGTGGGCACGCCAAACGTATCGGCCAGGCCGCGCACCGATTCCACCGCGTTGACCACCTTGGCGGCGCGCGGGTCCAGGCTGAAGAACGGCGCGGACGCCTCCATCCAGCGCAGCACCGCCGTGCCCTCTTCGGTGCGCATGGCACGGTTGAGCGGGCTGTCATATTCAATATCGACCTCACCCTCCGCCTGGTAGATCTCCTGCGGCATATCGGGTAGCAGGCCGACGTACGAGCCCAGGATGTCCAGCTCTCGGGTGGTCAGCGAACCCAGCATTTCTGACTGAACCCGGCCCATGGTCGGCGCCAGCAGAAAGCCTTTTTCCTGTTGGCGCTGCAGCACCTCGGTGGCAGTCATCTGCGGGTTTTCCACCATGATCTGGAACAGGGTGACGTAGAAGGCCAGGTTGATCGATTCGCGCTTTTGCTGCGCGTAGTCGACGCCAAGCGGCACGTTCTTGCCGAGTTCCAGCGGGCGCACCATCTGGTCGCCGCGGTCGCTGATGCCGCCATAGTTCAGGGCGCCCGACCGTAGATCGAAGCCCTCAAGCGCGCCGTCCTCGGGCAGCAGGAGGGGCGGATCCACCACCTTCTGCGCGGCCCGAATGTTCGTGCGCTCCATGTCGTTGAGCATCTTGATGTCGGGCAGCGCGTCCATGGCAGGGCCATAGGCGTACTGCGAGCCATCCGCGACCGCCAGGCGGCCGATAGCCACCGGGAAGGTGCGGAAGCCGCCATGCTCGATGATTTCTTTGCCTTGCTCCAGGATCCAGACGGACTGGAATGCCATGTTGCGGCCGTCCACCTTGCGGGGGTCGCGCTCGCGGCGCGGGCGCACGGCATGCAGGAAGGTGTATTTCTGCTCGGGGTTGCGGTCCAGCTGCAACTGCATGCTGGGCGGCAGTGCGGCACGGCCCCACCGTTGCGCAGCTTGGCGCACGGTCAGACACCAGCGCATGTGGGCTTTGTCCACCAGCCCGCTCTCCCCCTCGGTGTAGAAGAGGTCAGCAAGGCGGATCTGGCGGTAGCGCAACGGGTTGCGGCGGTCGCCGGTATCCTCGACCATCACGCCGCCGGCGCCGAATGCCACCTGGTTGCCGTACACCTCGTTGATCGCAGAGGCGAACTGGGCGCGCCACTTGTAGCGCATCGAGAATTGAATGTCCCCAGTCTGCTCCAGGTACGCCTTCACGGCGTCGGATTGCTTGGTCGCGGGGTCGGACGCCACCAGGCGCTGGTACTTCTGCGTGCGCGGGGTGATCATCGAATCCATGGCCGCCGACATGTGGCGGTGCGCTAGGGCCGGCGTCGCGTCGAAGATCTTGCTGGTGTTCTTCTGCCCCGGCTGCTCATAGCCTTGGCCGAAGCGCCGATAGCGCGGCAGCATGATCTCGATGACCTCGTTCCACTGCGCCTCGAAGGCCGTGCGCTCGGTCTTCATGGCCTCCTGATCGGCCATGATCTCCCGCACCAGTTCGACGTCTTGGTTGTTCACGTCTTACTGCCCGAGGAGGGTTTTGGTGGCGACGGAGGATTGCGGCACCACCGCGGTATCACCCGCGATGATGGTGGCAGCAGTCCCCCGCCGGCGGCGCAGGCGATCAGCTTCAGCATCAGCAGCCGCCGCCGCGTCCGTCGTTGCTGGCGGCGCGGGCGGCGTCACCGGGTCCGGCGTGCTGATTTTGGGGCTCTTGAATGGATTAAGGCCGCTCATGTGGCTCTCCGTATTCGACCCCTGAACTTTATGGACGCGCGCGCGTAGAGTTCTGCGATTTACGTGTCCTGGGATGCCAGCTCGTACATCTCAGGCAACGCCAGTAGCTCAGCCGCCATGAATTCGCGACTTGCGCCGGCTTTGTCGACGATCTCGGCATAGGTAAGGATCTGTCCATCCAGGGTCTCTACGGCTACAACCAACTGCTTGACCTGCCGTGAAGCGATGGCAGACAGGAGATCGTCGATGCTCGGGGTTTGCGGGAAATCGACGTTTTGGCTTTCTTCCATGGTCACTGCTCCTAGTAAACGAGCCCTTCGCGATGACCGGCCAATCCGGTATTGCGGTGGGCTCGGAAATCAATCTGTGGTGGCGCGCGAGGCACGCGGCGGTGCGTCCCGGTCGCGGGGTCGGCGCACCAGCGGCTTGTGTTCCCCGATGCCCACCAGCAGGTACTGGCCCGCCTCCGCGACGTGGGAATAGGCGTTCTTGTCGGGCTTGTCAGCGTAGCGATCGCCAGAAACGGCCAGCCGGCGGTAGCAATAGCCGCCCGCCAGCGCCTTGCGCAGGGTCTTGCAGTCCGGGTGCACCAAGAGGCCCGGTTCGTCGTCGATCATGAGCCCCAGGGCGTTGTCCACCGCTCCGGCGCGCAGCAGGAAATCGTTCGTCGGCGCCGGGACGGCCGGCAGCCCTGCCGCGCGCAGCATCTTGAATGGCGTCTGTTCGTCGTCGGCTTGGCTGCGGCTATCGCCGGACGGGTCGCCCCAGAATCCGCCCAGCTCGAAACCCTGGTACTGGATGGCCAGATGTGCGTGGATTTCGCGCGCGAATGCCTTGGCGCCCATACTGGTTGCCACCAGCTCGGAACGGATGCGCACTCCGCCCATGGGCCGCCGCTGCCCGAACACCGCCGCTGGCGTGAGCCCGAAGTCCATGCCCATCAGCAGGGGCAGGCGCGGATCCAGTTCGAACGGGCGGCAATGCCTGCTGTCCGAGTAGCCCGGATGAATGGGCCGGCCGTCCATGACGAAGCCGTATTCGTTGGCCAGGTTGACCTTGATCCAGTCCTCTTTCTTGCCCTGCAGGCCGCGCTCGTAGTAGCCCGGCGGCAGGTTCGATATGTTCTCGGCGTTCGGGTTCACCTTCCAGCCGTCGCCGTCGCGCACAACGCCGCCAGGCTGGGCGAGGAATAGCCAACCGTTCGGCCGGTCTTCCTCGGCCAGCTTGTAAAGCCAGTGGTCATTGTCGGGGGAGTTGGTGTCACCGAACATGCCGTACCACGTGGGCGGCACGTCCTTGGGGTAGCGTCCGACCCGCAGGTCGAGCATGTCGACCACCGGCTTGACCAGCTCCTTGACCTCGTTCAGCCATACCCAGGTGGCCTGCAGGCCGCGGGCCTTCTTGACGTGTTCCTCGCGGTCGAAGGCGATGAACACCACCTCGGCCTCCACGCTGGTGCCGTCGTCCAGGTCGAAGGACATGTGATGCGTCGGGGGCTCGCGGCCGCCGCCCACGTATCGGCCCAGATCCCCGAACATGTCGAGCCAGTCCTTGATGGTCGTGGACAGCAGATCGGAATAGGTATTCCGGACGGCAATGCCGCGAGTGCGCCGCACGCCCTGCGCGTCGGGCTGCTGGTCGCACATGATGCGGAAGCCCTTCCAGCAACTGCCGTTTGTCTTTCCGCTGCCCAACGGCCCGCGAATGATCGTTCGCTGCTCCTGAGACAGGATGTAGCGCTCCAGCGTCTCGCCCTGGGCTTGATAGCGGAATTCGACCTCCTGCTGGCTCATTGCTGGTCGTCCTTCGGCTTGCGGCCCGTCATGTCCTTGATGATGGCCTTCGGCCGCTGCACCAGCAGCTTGTCGTTCAGCAGGCCCAAGTGGCGCATCAGCAGCGTGCCGACGGCCACTTTGTCCAGGGCCTTGACCTTGATGCCCTCTTTCGAGCGCTCGACGCCGGCCAACTGGGCGCGCTGCTCGATCGACAGCTTGCGGGTGTCGTGGATGAACACCTCGCCATGGCCGTCGCCGAAACACTCCGGACATTCCGGATTCGGGTCGCGCCGCGGATCCCAGCCCGTGCCACCCTTTTCGTCGAACGGCGGCGGCACTTCCTTGCCTTCGTCGTGCGCTTTGGTCGTCGCCGCGGCGTGCGCTTCTCGCTCCCGCTCCATTTCGCCAGCCGTGCGCTGGTAGCGGTAGCCGGCGCCGTAGCAGTACCGGCAGCAGGTGCGGCGGTAATCCACCAAATCATTGGGATCCGCCGTGTACGCGTCCCACAGCGGGCGCACCACGTCGTCCTGCTCGATCCTCAGCCTGGCCGCGCGCTCAGTCTTCGCCTGGTTGATCGCTGCCTGAATTTCCGGCCTGACCATCAGTTCGACGGCAGACTGCCGATTCTTGTATCCGGCGCGCCGCGCAGCCGCGGCCCCGTTCAGGTCCACAAGGTACTCGTCGACGAAGCGCTGCATCTTCGCCGAGATCTTGAAGGGCTTTTTCTTCATTCCGTGTCCATCCCTGGCAACGTCAAATTGGTGTGGACCCTGGCGCGCGCACGGCGCTGCATGGCCTTGTGCAACAGGTTCATGACCGCGACGGGCGACAGCCGGTACTGTCGGCACAAGTCGTCCAGCGCGTCAGGGTTCGTGATTCCGCGATTCCGGCGCGGGCCGCGCACCGCGTGGGTAAGGTGGGCCGGCCTGGTGGGCGCTTCTTCGCGGGCATGCCCCGTGCGCTCGCACCAGAGATTCAGAAGCAACTCGCCGCGCCAGTGGCTGGGCGCGCTGGTGCCGGCCATGTACTGGCGGATCATGCTTTCCGTGAGGCGACGGTTCAGCGCAGCACAGATCCGGGACTGGTCCATGCCGCTTCGCTTGAGGTCGAAAACGATCTCCGACCAGTCGAAATCCATCACCTCACCCGCCAAATTTCGAGCCCTCCGCAAGGTTGCGCAATGTTTCATTCATTTTCACGCATTGTGCGCAATATTCGTTTCGCTATGCCTGAGCCTCTAGGCACGCCGCTCCTGTATGCCGGCTAGGGAGCGCAATGGTTCTTGCGCGGCGCGCGCTCGTTGGGCGGCCAGCGCCATAGCCGGGGACATGGTCAGGGCGCGCGGTGCCGCCTTCGTGCCGGGGATGACAATGACCGGGCCGCGGTAGGGCTGCTCGGGCTCGATAGGCTCCGGCGCCTTGGCCACCTTGGCCGCGTAGGGCGCCAGCTGCTTGTCGAACTCGCTGACCAACGAGGCATTGAGCCAGCGGTCGTAGGCTTCCCTGGGTGTCTCGCCGCGGCGCGACATGCCGGCATCGAAGCATTCCCACAGGCCCAGTTCGTCCTTGCGCAGGCGCGGGCGGATTCGTTCGGCCGCCTTCTCGCGCTTGGCGGGTGCCTTGGTCCGCGGCCTGGCCGGGATCTCGCCCGCCTTCTCCCGGTGGCGGCGCACCAACTGCCCGATACGCGTGGGCGTCATGCCGTACTCGCGCGCCAGGACGCCTGTCGTCTCGCCACCCAGCCGGCGCTGGACGATTTCCGCGTTGCGCGCGGTCTGTTCGTGGGTGGTCATGATTTGCGCTCCTGCGGCTGGCGGCCGCTGCGTGCATTCGAGGTAATCGCCACGCCCAGCGCAGGCCATGCGTGAGTGCTGACGCCGTACAGTGGCCCAGGCTGTCCCTTGGTGCCGACCTGGGGTGTGGCCCCGCCGCCCGTCCGGGGGAACAGGTCCAGAATGGCCTGGCGCACGTTTCCATCTTTCGCCTTGGTCGTGCCGCACAGGTGCATCTTCACGTCCTTGCGATAGACCAGGTCGACGGACTCGGGCAGCGCCAGCGCCTGCATGAACCGGCCGATCCATACGCAGGTTTCGAACACCTCGCGGCCCACGGGCATGCCGTAGCTGGCGATCATTTCTATGGCGATGCGGCCGTAGCTGACAGTCTGCAGGCGCTCCAGCACCACTGCGTTTTCCTCCACGCCGCACGACAGAACACGGTGGGCGTCTGGCAGGTAGATGCACCAGCCGGTTTGCGTGGGACCGGGGTCGATGCCGAGGACGGCATAGACGGGTGTCGCGCCCATCGTGGGCACCACCCTAGATCCAGCATTGGCGCGGCGTGGCGAGGCATCGGGGGCCGTTTGGGCACCATCCTTCGCCCAGGTGTCGACGCTGTACGGCACGCGCGCGAAGCTGTCCGAAGCCGCGCGCAGCGCGCACGGGCAAAGCTTCTCGCCCGGCTGCGGGCCAATGCAATGGCAAGGCGTCGGAACGTTCGCCGGGCTGGGCAGGCTTCGAAAATCCGGGGCGTAGGCAATGCACCCGGTCTGCAGCGTTCCCGCCATCGGGTCCAGCGCCACGTCGGCGGATTGGGGGGTGAGGTTCGGTGGGGTCATGCTTCGTTTGCCTCCGAGGGTGCAGCGACCGCGTTTTTGGCCAACTGCAGCACGGTTGGGGAAATGGACTCACCCTTCTGAGCCCGATCGATAAGGCGCTGGGCCCAGGCACGGTGGTCAGTGACCTGGGGAAAAAGGCCGTGGCCGGTGCGTTTCTTGATCTCGCGCAGGAACGCCTGGGCTTCGTCGCGGGTTGCGACGTTCTGACCAGGCGCAACCAAGGCGATAGTCGGAGCTGGGATCTGTTCCCATCTGCCCTGCTCCATCACGTCGCGCAGCGCGTATTCCCAACGCCCGCGAATGGCCTGCCAGCCCATGTTCAGCAGGTCGTGGTGCCCTATACGAACAGCGGCCCAATAGACACCCGGATGCGACCAGGTGCCCATGGCCCCGCTTGCTCGCGCAGCCACGCCGGCGACGGCCTCGTGATACGCGGCCTCCGGGTTCAACGTCGGGCGGCACAGGCCCAGGAATTCGGGCAGCGTGGGCGGGAAAGTGCGGCCACGGCACGAGGCCAGTCCCCGCTGGATTTCCTCGGCCGTGTAGTCGGCGATCTCCTGCGCCCATACCTCGGCCAGCCTGGCGGGCGCGATGCCTTCCCACTGCTGGGTGAACTTGGCGCCGTACAGCGCCTGCATGCGCTCGATCAGACGCGCAGCCCAGGCGAGCGGCACAGGTGCCGTGGTTTCAGATGAGCGTGCCAGTTGCATCGATCACTCCCATGTCGACCTCCCGCCGCGGTCCCGCGCCGGCCTGGTCAATGACGGTTTGCAGTTCCGCATTCCACGCGGCTCGCCGGTCAGCACCGGAAGGTGGCAGGCCGGAACCGGACCGCCGGCTTGGTTGGCGTGCTATGCGCTCGTTCAGTGCCTTGGATAGCCAAGCAGCTGGCTCCAGCGCCTCGGCGCGCATGCATTCGGACGCCAGTTCCCACGCACCCTGATCGCCCAGCTGCTTACGCGCACCGCCGAGCAGGGACCGCGCACTGCCGTCGCGCACGCCGCGGGCAATGAGCCATGGCACGGCGACCTGAAACAGGGCTTCGGCCGGAGCTAGGCCGACAGGCTCCGGTTCCGCAGGTTCGGCAGGAGGCGGAGCTTTGCCCGGGACCGCGCCAGCGGTCGTATCACCGTCAGGTGATACGTTCTCTTTTCCCTTCCCTTCCTTATCCACTCCACTCCCTTCCGGGGGTGAGACCTCGTCGAGCGCTCGACGAGCAGCTGCAGGATCACCCGGCTTATACGGCGGATGCTTGTAGGTCGGGCGGTCTATTTTCTGGTGATGCCAGCCCGTTACGTGTAGGAAGTCCTTGTTTTCAAAGGAGTAAAAGGCGATTAATCCATTCGACGACAGCTCGTCGAGTAGTTCCTGAATGCTCGACGACGTAATGTCGTCTCCGGGGAACACGTTGGCCTTGATCGTCTTCGGACTGGCGACGTGGTTACCGGCGTCGTCGCAGAAATTCCACAGGCCGATGAACAGTAGCCGAGCAGTCGGCGAGCAGTTCATGACCTGTTCGCTGGTCCAGAATTCGGGTTTTATGGAGCGTATGCGGGCCATGATGATCGTCCTACCCGCCGAAGCCGAGGGGGTCTTCGGCGTCATACTCTTCGCGCACACCGAAGAAGACAGCGAGCAGTTCTAGCGCTTCGTACGCAACTTTGAACGGATCGGCGCAGACCTCGCTGCCAGTAAAGTGCACGACCCTGAGACCCTTCTTAACCAGAAACCTATCGCGGCCCTTTTCGTAAGCGCGTTGGTGTTTGTCCTTATCGTGGAAAGCGTGGCCGTCCAACTCCACCACCACCGGAGTCACGATGTTCTCCGGCCCGATTCCAACCTGACTCAACAGGAAATCAACGCGGTACTTCCCCACCATGGCCTGGGTTTCCATATAGACCCCCGGCTGTAGCCGCAAGACCCCATCAGGCCCGCTGCGAGGAGACGGATTCACCTCGTAACGCTCGGCGGCGCACATTGCATGCACAGCGATGAAAAACAGGTCTTCGATGGGCGATTCGCAGGCCCCATTACTGAGGTGCCCATACATGTCCTGGGAGAATTCTTCTTCACAGCGGCGGCCATGTAGCGCTGCCGCGCGCTCCATAAATTCAAAGACGTTGGGCGCAAGTTTTCGGCTTTCAGCCATGAGAGTTCTCCATCTTGCTGGCGCGCATTGGCACCCACCGGGTGTATGCCCAGTCGAATGCGGCGCGCTTGAATTCCCGGTTGATGCCGGATTGGTCGTACAGGGCGTGACAGAAATGGCACGCGGGAACGGTGAAACGGTCGTGAACCTTCAGGCCGGTGCCCTTTCCCTCGTTCTGGTGCGCCGGTACGACAGTGGGGTCGTCCTGGTAGCTCTTGCAGCCGGGGAAGTTCAGGTAGCAGCACTCGCCGCGGCAAGCGGCCAGGTACTTGGGTTCGTGGCCGGCGCGCTTCTTCGGTGCGCGGCGCTTGATGGCGGCACGCTGGAGGGTTGCCTGCCGCTTGATACCGGCGGTGAATGGGGTGGGCCGCTGGAATTCGGTGGCGCGCAGCGGGGTCTTGCGGGTGAGAGGTGCGGAGCGTTTGAGCATCACGGCGCCTTCACTTCAAGGAGAACGCCGCGCGCCGCGAAGTCATCGCGCACTGCGTCGGCGTACTTGGTCAGCTGGCGGGTGTTCATCCGGGACGTAACCGGGAACACTCGCATGGCCAGCAGCTTTTTCTCGTAGGACAGCGGCTTGATGGCGCCGTCATAGGCTTCGCGGAAGGCGGCATCCTCGGCGCGCAGAATCGGCACGCCGTGGTGCAGCTTGCAGTAGCACTTCCAGCCGAGCGTGTCGTCTTCCGGCAGGGCTAGGGCAATCTCGCCGTACCAAGCATGGGAAAAGGCGTTCTGGGCGCGCGTGCGCGGCTTCTGGCGCTCACGGATCAGTACTTCGTAGGGACGCTCGGCATCCAGTGGCAAACGCGGCAGCAGCTCCAGCAACGCCGACAACTGGCTCGGGCCGACCAACAGGAAAGATTTGGGGTTGAGCAGGCGCGCGCGCATCAGTGCCTCGTCGCGTATGTGTCGTGCAGGCCCACCACGATGAAGGCCTCACGCAATTGGGGGTTCAGGTCTTCGCGCAGCATCATTTCCTCGTATGCCTTGGCGCGGTCCCATCCGTGCAAGCGCAGCGCTTCCTCGAATGCGCGCTTGGTAATGGCCAGGGCTTGCTCATAGGTCATGCGGCCCTCTGGGCGATGACTTCTTCCATGATCGTCAGCCGGCCCAGATGGTTCAGGTACTGGCGGATGGCGTGGTTGCCCACGGCTTCCTCGAAGGCGTCGATACGGTCAGCGGGAAGGTTCAGCCGTGGGCGGTTCTTTTCGTCGTAGGGCTCCGGGTGCAGGTAACTGCTGACGTGGGGCGCGTACAAATCGCACTCTTCGGCCAGGCTGCGCTGCGTCATATTCGGGCGCGTCCGGTTTTCCCAAGCAAGGCGCACGGCCTCGCGGAAGGTCCTGCACGCGGCAACCGTCGACTGCGGCAGGAACCGTTTTCCGGCGGGCGCCGCTGCGGTACTGGCGCTGTATACGACTGCGGGATGGGTGTGCATTTCTCTTCGCTCAGTAGGAAAAATTCATGGAGTTACAAGGTGAATTACAGGGTCGGACCCGGGCAAAATTTTTTGCATCGACAACAACGCGCGAAACGACATGACCGAAACCGAAAAGCTTCTGCAGCACGCCCAGGACATCGCCCGCCGGACCTTCGTGGACCCGAGCGAGAAAGCTGTGCTGGATATCTTTGACGAGCTGCGTGCCGAGCGTGACCGCACGGCATGGGCTACCGATGGGCGCGAGAGCGCCACGGTGCATTGATGGGTTCATTGCTCGCTCCGGCGAGCGCTTTGCATCGCGGGCCGCGACCCATATGAGAAAGCGCGCAATGCCATAGCCAGTTGCGAAACCGAGCGTGGCCGATCCGGCGGCCTGAAGGAGCAGGTCCATTTACGCCGTCTCCTGCTGGCCGGCGACCTCTGGCGGCGGCAGTGATCGAGCCAGTTCCGCCAGCTTCAGGGCGTCGTTTGCCCCCGCCGATGGCGAGCCTGCTTCCCAACGAGACAGGCGCGGTTGAGGTATGCCCGTTCGTCGTGAGATTTCCGACTGGGTCATTCCGGAGGCGCGAATGCGCTTGATGAGATCGGTAGCGGTGTCCATGGGTGCCAGATTATACGTTTCCGAATAACTAAGCAATACCCAACCGAATTATTCATTCATGCATAGTTTCGCCATGAACTCCCGAGAATTCCTCCAGGCCCTGATGGATCGTGCCGGCGACACTGCGAACTCGTTGGCGCGCAAAGCCAAAGTGCCGCAGCCGACTATCTACCGATTCCTATCTGGCACGGCGGCAGAGCCGCGTGTGTCCACATTCGAACCAATAGCGCGCCATTACGGCGTGCCTGTCGAGGCGTTTCTCAGCGACCGCGCGCGGGCCGACGTGGTCGACACGATCTTCAGCGGATTCCCTGCCAAGGAGGTAACCCCTACGCCTATACCAGTGAGCGACGACATTCCGATTCCGCAATTCGACACGGGGGGAAAGATGGGAGACGGATTGGAGCTGCGTGACCAGCCAGGCATGATCAAGAGCTGGCACGTGGACCCCGAATGGCTGCATAAGAACGTGCGCGGCGCCTCGGCGGCCTCGAACCTATGCATAGTCACCGGCTTCGGCGATTCGATGAAGCCAATGTTCAATCCCGGCGATCCGTTGCTGGTTGACCGCGGCATTACCACAGTCGAGTACGACGCCGTCTATTTCTTCCGCGTGTGCGACGAGGGTTTTATCAAGCGGCTGCAGCGCATTCCTGGTCGCGGATTGACCGCCATATCCGAGAACAAGGCCTATGAGCCTTGGATTGTGGAGGCGGGCATGGACTTCGAGGTCTTCGGCCGGGTGTTGAAAGTGTGGCGCAGCGAGGACTTCTAAGGGGAATCTCCGATGGGAAAAGCCAAGTTCATCCCCCTGACAATGGACGCGTTCAGAGCATTGCCAGAGGCTGATAAGCAGCTCTACCGCGAACGCTTTGCCGCACACGAAGCGGCCAAGGCGAGACTGGCGTTCTGGGGTGCCGGTGCAGCTTTAGCGGCGGGCCTCGTTTACTGGCACGACACTCCAGACCTGTTCGAATCCGTCATCACGATGGTCCCGCTCTGGATAGTGTGGGCGTTCAATCGGCTTTGAGCCCCAGCACCGCCCGACCAAGTCGCCATAGGGCGGCTTTTTTTTGATCTCGGGTATACCCTTACGAATTATTTATTCGTTTTCGTATTGACGGCACTATTCGTTTGCGAATATTCTACCCCCATGCACTCACCACCCGGTGAGCAGACAGGGAGAACAGCATGAGCAACGCAGAAAATCTGAAACGCGAGGTAGCCGATGCCCGCGAGTACGTAGGGAAGATCGGCCGGCCGCAGCATCACTTCCGCGACGGCTCCGTTGGCAGGCTTCACCGGCTGGACGTTGCCAGCGAGATCGGCCACCAAGAGTCGACGGGTTCCACGAATTACTGGAAGGACAAGGCCTTCGATCTGGCGCTGGCGAAGATTGTGCGCGACCGCTTCGCCGAGCTGTCGGCCGCAGCTCTGGAGCTGATGGAGCAGGGATACAAGGCTGCACGCATCGCCGAGAAAGACGCATTGCTTGCCAGCCTCGCCGAAATCGAAGCGCTGGAATCCGAAGCCTGACCACCCCGCCCCGGGTGCCGGGGCAAGGAGACATCCATGTCCATCATCTTCGAAGCGACCACCGCCGAGCAGGCCATCAGCACGATGGAGACCTATGGCGGCAAGTTCATCAAGCAACTTGCGCACCTGTGGCGCCTGGCTGACCCGGTCAATCGCGGCCGCCTGCAGCTGGCCTTCCGCGCTGAGTTCGACAAGTACGCCGAGGACGCCAAGATCCTGAAGCATTACCAGGGCATGGCGCGCGAGGCTGAACTGGCGGCGAGGAACTGAGCCATGAACGCCCGCCAAGCCTTCCTTGATGACCCGACGCGGGTTGCGGACTTCGGCCTGCTGGCCGATGAGGTGGACGCCGACGCGCCGACCGTGACGCGCGAGCGCGCCGTGGCCCTGGTCCGTGCATGCCTGGAGAACGAGACGGCCGGCGCCTTCGGCCAGTCGGCGCGGATCTGGGCTGATTGCCTGCTGGATGAGGTCAGCGACAACCAAGCCGCGGCCGCGCTGGTGCTGCTGGCCGGCACGGTGAACATGAGCATCCACAGGTTCCTGTCGCAGCACCTGGAGAACTATATCCACGCCGAGGCCAACCGCCTGCTGGCGGACATGGACCCCGACGAAGCGGAGGCCTGCAAATGATCCTCTTCATTTTCATCGGCGCGCTGTGCCTCTACGACGCGATCGTCGAATGGCGGGCCGGCAAATGACCGCCGCCTACGCCATCTGGGGCCTGTGCGCCCTTTATCTGATTGCCTTGATAGGCGACGAAATCGCGGCGCGCCGCAGGAGAAATGTATGACCACGATCACCCACGGCGGTCCGGCGTTCCCCGTCCCCCTTCACCCGGGGCAGTCATACCAAGGGCATGCGCCATGCGACGGCATGACCCTGCGTGATTTCTTCGCCGCCAAGGCCATGCAGGCGTTTCTGTCTGGCCACATCACGCATTACGGTCATGAACGGCATTGGCCCTATGCCGAAATGGCCTCAGAAGCCTTCGATGTGGCTGACGCCATGCTGGCCGCGCGAGGTGCCCAATGATCCGCCGCCTCCTGCGCTGCCTGCTGCGCCTCGACCGCTATGAATGGGTCGGCATCGCCTGCGGCGTCATCGTGCTGGCCGCCGTCACTGGCGTGCTGGGCCCGACCGTCGACAGCAAGTCCCCCACCCCCACCCTCACCGCCTGCGAAGGCTGCGGCAAGACCGCCGTGGCCGCGCGCGAACAGCCATGAAAGCCGAAGACTTCTATGCGCCAGGCCTGCCCGACCAATTTCTGCGCGCCCACCGCGGCCGCTCGGTAGCACTCGCAGCAATCGACAAATCAGGAGCACTCAATGAGCACCGTAACAATGATCCTCGGGCAGTCTGGCACCGGCAAGACCACCAGCCTGCGCAACCTCGACCCCACGCAAACGCTGCTGATCCAGGCCATCAAGAAGCCCTTGCCGTTCAAGAGCGGTGACTGGAAGCCAGTGACGAAGGACACGCCCGCGGGCTCGATCTTCGTCTGCGATTCGGCCCAGACCATCGTCGGCGCCATGAAGCGCACCAAGCGCCCGGTGATCGTGATCGACGATTTCCAGTACGTGATGGCCAACGAGTTCATGCGCCGCAGCGCCGAAAAGGGCTTCGAGAAATTCACCGAGATTGGCCGCAACGCCTGGGACATCCTGGCCGAAGCCGCCCGCCTGCCGGACGACGTGCGCGTCTACATCCTGTCCCACGTCGAAACCACCGACGACGGGCGCACCAAGATCAAGACGATCGGAAAGATGCTGGACGAGAAGATCACCCTCGAAGGCATGGTTTCCATCGTCCTGAAGGCGGTCGTGCAAGACGGTCAGCACTTCTTTGCTACGCGCAACAACGGCAGCGACACCGTCAAGACGCCTATGGGCATGTTCGACGCAGACCTGATCGACAACGACCTGGCCGCCGTGGACACCGCCATCTTTCAGTACTACGGCCTCACCGAAGCCGCCTAACCCAGGAGCAAGCATGTACGCACTCGACCCCGCAGCCGCGAAGGCGGCCGAATCGACCGGCAGCCGTATCGCCGAGAAGGGCAAATACAAGGGCAAGTTCACGCGCGCCCAGCACGTCGTGTCCGAAAAGGGCACGTTCGGCATCGACTTCGATTTCGTTGCCGAAGGTGGCCAGAAGGCCCGTTTCGCCATCTACACGCAGCGCGAAGATGGCACGCAGGTCTACGGCTTCAAGCAGCTGTCCGCAATCATGGCTTGCCTGGCATTGCGCGGCCTCGCCGACCCGAAAGAAACGCCGGCCAAGGTCTATGACTACGACCAACAACGCGAGGTCGATGTGGTCGTCCCACAGTTCACGGAACTGCTGGGCAAGCCTGTGGGCCTGCTCTTCACGATGGAAGAGTACAGGCCGGGCAAATGGCGGCCCAACCTCGCTGGCGCCTTCCAGGCCAGCACCGAGCTGGTCGCATCCGAGATCCTGGAACGCAAAACCCAGCCCCTGCAGCTCGCCAAGATGGTCCAGGCCCTGCGGGACAAGACTTACCGCGGCGCGGCGGGCGGTTCCATCGACGAAGGCAATCGCGCAGCCGCTGCCGCTGGCGCAGACCCTTCGGATGACATTCCCTTCTGAGGACCCTGCCATGAACATGCCTCTCTACGCTCTCACGCAGGAATACCGCACGTTGGCCGTGCGCCTCGCAGAAGGTGAATTCGACGAAAAGACGGTGGCCGACACCATCGAGGCCAGCGGCCTGCCGGAGCAGATCGGCGAAAAGGCCCAGGGCTGCGAAATGGTGGCTCGCACCTTCGAGGCCGACATCCCGACCATCGACGCGGAAATCAAGCGCCTGCAGGAACTGAAGAAGGCGCGCCAGGCCCGCGCGGACGCACTGCGCGACTACCTGCTGCGCAACATGATCGCCGGCGACATCCAGGTGATCGAGTGTCCGCTGTTCCGCATCAGCATCGCCAAGAACCCGCCCGCGGTGGAAGTGTTCGACGAGAAGCAGATCCCGGTCGACTACTTCACCAGTCCGCCCGCGCCGCCGCCCGTGCTGGACAAGAAGCTGATCGCCCAGGCGCTGAAGGACAACCACGACGTTCCCGGCGCGCGCCTGCGTCAGGGCCTCCGCCTCAACATTCGTTAACCGCTGCACCCATCCCTGGAGAACACCATGAGCAATCCCATCGTTGAAATCAACGGCGTGAAGCTGGAACTGGACCAGCGCACCGCCACCGCCACCCGAATTGACACCTTGCGTATCGGCAGCAAGGTCAAGGTGCTCAAGAAGGAATACAGCGACTTCCGCGTGCATGCCGGCGTGGTTGTTGGCTTTGAAGCCTTCCAGGCACTACCCACCATCATCATCGCCTACCTGAAGAACGGCTACGGCGAGAACCCGGTGGATTTCATCAGTCTGAACGCTCAGACCAAGGATGTTGAGGTCATGGCCACCGAAGAAAGCGAGCTGATGGACCTGCAACAGGAAGCCATCCTGAAGACGCTGGACCGAAACATCGAGTCAAAGCGCGCGGAACTGGCGAAGGCCGAACAGCACCGCGAACTGTTCGTGAAGCACTTCGGCGCAATGGTTGGCCTGGCTGAGCCGGTCAGCGCCTAACCCTTCCCCAGCAGCACAACCTACGGAGCAATCCCGAATGTTCTCGATCACCGAGCAAACCGCAACCCTGGCGCATATCAACGTGCGCACCGAGCGCCACGGCGAAGAGCCGGCGGGCGCGGCTGACCTGAAGATCCAGTTCACCGCTGGCAATGGCGGCCTGTCCGAGTTCCACCCGCGCCTGCGCCACGCCCTCTACAAGGCCGAGGAAAACCCGGACCAGGCCAGTGTCGAAGGCGTGCATCCCGAGCCGACCGTGCGCGTATTCGGCGACCTCATCGAGAAGATCCGCCTGAAGCACGAGCTGGTGGGCGCCAAGGTCGTGATCGACTTTGGCCTGGGCGGCGATTCCGATATCGAACTAGACCCCGCCGACGTCGATGGATTCGCTCTGGAGTTGATGGAAGGCGGCAGCGTGATCACCACCTTCCGCGTGAAGTGCCACCCGAGCGGCGAGCAGGTCAAGAAGCTCTACGAGGTGCTGGGCAACGACATCACGATCAGCATCACACCGGCAGCCGAGAAGCAGGGTTCGCTGGGCCTGAACCTGGAGCCGGAGACGGCGTAACTCTTTGGCCGGCCCGGCGGCGGGACTCCCTCCCTACTCCGACCGCTGCCGGTGCCCGGCCTCCTTATCCCGAGAAGAACATGCCCGAATTCAAGCCCGCCACGGTCAAAGTCGCCGCCCAGCAAATGATCGGCGAGTACATCCAGCAGGTCGGCGCCTACGGCGATCCTGACAAGGTGCGCAAAGCGCTGGAAATGCTGATCAGCTCGGCGGCGCTGGGTTACGGCTTCGTGTCGAACCAGAAGGCTGTCATCGACCTCTTGCTACGCACGGCTGCGCACGTCGCCCACCGTATGGAAAGCGGCGACGCCTACCCTGAAACGGTGCAGCAATGACCCACGCCCGCAAGCCCCGCAACAAGGCCTACAAGGGTCCGACTTTGCCGCGCATCCCCGTCATGGGCCCGCTGCGCGACGAGTTCGGCATGAGCCTGCACACCGCGCTGTCCTGCCTGGAGCATGCCCCCACAGAGGACGCCTGGAACACGCTGGCGCGATCGTTCAACCTGCTGCAACTCACCCTTGAACACGACGAGCGCCACGCCCACGAAGCCCGCCTGATCACCGGCGGCGCGTCTGCGCTCATCCAGGTTGAAAAGCGGGCTTGCCGCGGCGTGATCTTGCACGACTACGAGCTGGCGCCGATCCGCGTCGGCGTCAACACCATCGACGGCCTGCTGGGAAAGCTGGACGTCATCAAGCTGAACTACGCACGCATGCGCCTGAACGCCATGCAGATCCAAGGAGCCTGACCATGACTACCCTCCCCGCCGGCCTATTCCGCAAGAAGCCGATAGCTGTCTCTGCCGCGCATTGGCTCAAGAACGGCGACCATCCCCTGGACTACAGCAAGACGCATGACGGCCTGGAAAATGGCGAGCTGCGCCAGTTCTCGCCAGAAGAGCGCCGGGCCAATGGCTGGGAAGGCGACATCGTGCGCTACTACCGCCACCCGGACGATTCCGGCGAGCGAGCCTGCCAGCACTGCGGCAAGACCATGCACGTGCACGGCTGGATCGACACGAAGGAAGGCGGCCACATCGTCTGCCCTGGCGACTGGGTCATCACGGGCGTACAGGGCGAACACTACCCTTGCAAGCCTGACATCTTCGCCAAGACCTACGAACCGGCCAACACCCCTCCCGCCACCCCCCAGGACGCTCCAATCACCGTATCCCTTGACCCCGACCCTCGCGGCGTAAGCGTAGGCGTATGGCAGGGATCGCGCTGCATCTATAACGGCGCGCCTGCGGTGCCGGTCAGCGCACAGGACGATGCGAAGGACGAGCAGGCCGCATTCGAAGAATGGCTTGAACGCACCTGCCCGTCTGGCGACGTCGAAGCCGTGCAGCGGCAATGGGAGGCCAGCAGCGACTACGCCGACTTCCACGCTCCCGCTGCTGGCGATGCGCGGGATGATCTGACGCTGGCCCAGAAGTACGAAGACGCTTGCACCTTAGCCAACGCCAATGCGCGGGATGCGGAGCGGTTGGAATTCCTTATTACCCACGGGGCATGGGTTGCGTGGTCGAAGGATCACGAACTGTGTCGCGTGTTCCACCGGGACGAAGACGGCGATATCGAACCGTTCATGGGCTGGCACAGGTCCGAGCTCGCGGCGTCACTCACAGCGAGAGACGCGATTGACAAAGCGATTGCAGCCTCTCAGCAGCAGGAGGGGTGATGTGCCGGGCGCCTACTACAACGAAATCGACCCCTACGCCGCCGACTGGCTCCGCAACCTGATCGCAGCCGGCCACATCGCGCCCGGCGACGTGGACGAACGCAGCATTGAGGACGTATACCCTGATGACCTTCGCAGCTACACACAGTGCCATTTCTTCGCCGGCGTCGGCGTCTGGTCGTATGCCCTTCGGCGCGCTGGGTGGCCCGATGATCGACCTGTTTGGACTGGTTCCTGCCCGTGCCAACCTTTCTCCGCGGCAGGCAAAGGAACTGCGTTTGATGACGAGCGGCACCTCTGGCCGGCCTGGCATTGGCTCATCAGCCAGCGCCGCCCTCCAGTCGTCCTTGGTGAACAGGTTGCAGGCACGAACGCGGAGCCTTGGCTCGACCTTGTATTCACTGACCTGGAAGCCTTGGGCTACGCCAGCGGGGCGGTCCCTTTCCCGTCTGCGGGCATCGGTGCGCCGCACATCCGAGATCGATTGTTCTGGATGGCCCACGCCGACCAAGGGCGACGGGGACGGCGGGCACTTGATGGGCAATGCCTCGGCGACGGGCCGACGCCCAGACGGCACCAAAACACAGGTGACCCTTCCGGGCGTAGCGCAGTTCGCGGGCTGGCCCACCCCAAGCAGCACCGTCGTGGATGCGAAGCCGCAGCCACCAATCATCGGCAACCGCAAGCCGACAGATCCGCAGATTGGCCTCGCGGATGTAGCTGTGCATCTGGCGGGGTGGCAGACACCCACCTCGATCGACGCAAGACGCGGGGACTATCAATACGACCAGGGGCAGAAGGATCGCCCGCGTGCGTCGAACCAGGGAGTATCCAGGGTAAGCAGCCCGGCCCGGTTAACGGCTTCTGGCGAGCTGCTGATTGGCTCCTCTGCCGCGATGGAAAGTGGCGGCCAGTTGAACCCGGCACATTCCCGCTGGCTCATGGGGCTGCCGCCCGAGTGGGACGCCTGCGCGCCTACGGCAACGCGATCAACGCGCAGCAAGCGCAAATCTTCATCGAGGAGAGCATGAAATGTCTCTGACCGACCACACCCCCGCCGCCCAGGCGGCAATGCAGGAAGCCGACCGAATCGCAGCAGCCGATGAGTATTTCGCGGCCCGCACGTGGATCATGGACACGAACGATAACCGGCGCATCTTCGAGGCCGGATTCGACCGCGCCTACGCCCTGCTGTCCAAGCTGCGCGCCCCTGTAGCCGATGAGCGGGCGGCGTTTGATGACAACGATCTGCTGGCGCTGGCCCGAGACAACGGCATCTGCGCAACCGATCAAGCCGATATGTACAGCGCCCACAAAGGCAATTTGGTCGACTTCGCTCGTGCCGCTCTGGCGAGCGCCCCTGTAGCCGGGGAGGCGAACTCGACGAGTTGGCAAGACGCGTTGCGTATCTCCGAATTGCCGGAAGTGGATGAGGTGCTGAGCAACTTCGCCAACGACAGCACGGGGGACAACGCCGTAGGACTGGTACAGGCGATTTTGAATGCCGCGCCCCAGGTCAGCGAGGCGGTGCGCGATGCGCTCTGGACTCTCACCGAGCACAACGCTCTGCATTTCGGAGAGCAGCACAACACCGTGATTCAGGGACGCGCCGCCCTGTCCGCGCAACCGGGCGCGCAGAAGGAGAGCCGTGATGCAGAGTGACCGCGAATTGCTGGAGCTGGCGGCGAAGGCTGCTGGACTGACCATCGTGCATATGCCGCTGTCAGGCCCGGGCATCTTGGAAGGCCCTGGAATGGGGTCTTCCTGGAATCCCCTCACCGACGATGGTGACGCGTTGCGGCTGGCCTGCGAACTTCGAATACACGTGGGGTTCTTTCGCGGGATGGTCGCCGTTCAAGGCCCTAAAGGAGGTCAAAAATCTGTCCCAATTCGTGAGAATGGAGCAGGAGAACCTACTCGCCGTGCCATCGTTCTTGCTGCCGCCGAGATCGGTATTCAGACGAAGGAGGTGAATGATGCCAACTAAGACCTATCCACTGAAGATCGAGAACGTGGGCGAGGACACCTATATCCTCATGTCCCGAGGCCACCACGACCCGCACGAGTTCATGCGGCAAGCACGCGCCGATGGCTACGACTGGCCCGTTGGCATGCCCAAGCACTATTGGACGAAGCGAATACCTGCGGCTCCCAGCTCCGGATACACCTGTCACTACGTGATTGTTGACCAGGGCACACGCGGAGCCTTCCCGACCACCTACGCGCATGAGGCATATGGTGCAGACCAGTACGAGGCCCTATGCGCCCGGGCCCACCCCGACCACAAGGACGGAGGCGCCGTATATGAATGAGCTGAAACGTTGCCCGTTCTGCGGGTCCGAAGCGTTTGCGACCTACAAGACCGGCGACGATGACATCCGCCGTCATTCGGTGCATTGCCGTGATCGCTGCGGCGCGCAGATGGGCAGCAGATTCGTCGGTCACTACAGCGAGGAAAGCGCCGTCAACGCGTGGAACCTGCGCGCATCAGAGGAGCGCCTAGCGGCCCAGCTCCGCGAGTGCGCCGACACCCTCGGGGCCGACCAGATCGACGAGCAGCGCGCCATGCGGGCCTATGCCGACGTGGTGAAGCTGCTGGATGAATTGAAGGAGAAGCCGTGATGGGATGGCCTGAAGCAACCGTGGCGTGCGTCGGCATTGCGACCGCCGGCGCCATCGTTTGGAAATTTCTTAGCGTGCTTGGTGGCTCCCAAGCACGGGACGACAAGGAGTAG